TAAATAATTTTTCTGCTTCTTCTTTTGTATTTAGACCAAGCTCTGCTTGTAGTTTGTTTTTACCCATACCATAGAAAAGACCTAAGTTGATTGTTTTAGCTTGTGTTCTAGATATGTTTGCCATGTCAGCTACAATTTGATGAAAGTCTACAGCGTCATCTTTAAATTTATCTATCATACCTGAAACAGAATGATCAAAAGAAATTGGCTCTGTGGTTGCTGCATAATGCACTACAAGTCTTGGCTCTTGTTGACTGTAATCAAAACAACCCCACTTGTGATTCTTTTCTGGTATAAATAATGATCTAATCATTGGACCCAGATCTTTATTTCTTGCAGGTATTTGTTGTAAATTTGGATTAGAATAACTAAATCTTCCTGTAACTGTACCACCTTGATCTGATCTTATTGGATTAATATCTGCGTGTATTCTGCCTCTATATTGATGTTTTAATATTGTATCTATGAAAGTTGTGTGTGCCTTGTTTATTTCTCGTGCCTTTGCTATACTTTGAACTACAGGATGATTATGTGTGGAAAGGAAGTTTTTTGTAAATGAAGGTGAGTTTGTTTTCTCGGTTCTGGCGTAGGATAAGGAAAGTTTATCAAATACTTTGGCTATCGATCTTGCTGCCCATATTTGAACATCTATTCCTGTTTGCTTTTTTACTTCTGATAGGAGTACTTCTTCCTGTTGTGATAACTCTCTCTTCAATTTATGAGCACGTTCGACATCGACGGACACCCCTCTAAATTTCATTTCGATTAAACAAGGAAACAGTTGAGTTTCTAAATCAAATATGTTTGTAAGACGTTGTTTACTTATTTCTCTAGATAATACTTTAAATAATTCTAGTGTGAGTTCTGCATCTTTTTCTGCATAACTACCAACATACATTGCTGGTAGTTTATATAATTCTTTTTTTGGATCTATGCCCCAAGACTCTGCAGCTTCTTTTAAAGCTTTTTCATCTTTTACTTCTCTAAGATAATCAAACGAAATACTATTAAGTGTGTACCACATTCTGTTTTCATCAATCAATGATGCCATGACCATGGTATCCATAATATGTCCATTGATAGGTATACCGTATGATTTTATCCAGCACACGTCATACATTGCATTGTGAAATATTTTTACAGCATCTGTTGCACAAACTTTTTTAAACCATTCTAAAACTACTCGTTTGTCCATGTTACCACCGCCCTCATGTGCGATAGGATAATAACCAGACCAACCATCTACAGCCACAGCGATACCTACAATCTCTCCATGGCCTTGTATGGCACCAGATCCTTTTGATTTTAAGTCTGGGTCTTTTGTCTCTAAGTCGATTGCAATATATTTTGCATCAGATAAATCTGGAAAACTATCAGGACAATCCCATTCTATTTGTGCTGTAAACATTATTTCTTTTTATCTTTTAACTTAAGTATCTCTAATTCACAATAGTGAATTATTTTTTCTAAATCTTCTATCTTATTTTTAGATAAATATCTACACACATATTTAACAACACACCCTTGAAAGAACGAGAGATTATTTTTAGAAATAAACTCATACGGCTGGATGTGAAAATTTTTATAGTGATTTCCTCCAACCTGCCTTGATTGTGGAAATGCTTTTTCTAGATCTTCTTTACTTGTCATATTAATGGTCCTCCTATGTTATATTGATATTCATAATCTTGATTAGTTATGAATAATTTCTCTTTTGCTCTCGTTATACCTACAAAGAAAGTTCTATGTTCTGGATCTGGATCAGTTTGGGCTGATTCGTAAATGATTCTTTCTAAATCTGTAAACAAAACAACATTATCACATTCTTCACCTTTTACACCATGTATTGTAGATAATTTTATTCTAGCGGGTTTCATTAAATCATCACCGTTCTTTAGAAGCATTCTAATGTAGTCTTTACTTGATTCAGGAAAATTAAGTTGCTCCCAGCTTCCCGCTGCTCGCAACCCGTGATGTTCTCTCAACCCTTCTATATTGATCGAGTCAATAGTTTCTAGAGTCTTGCCACCTGCGTATCCTCTTACAAGATGTCCTTTTTTAACCGTAAGATAACTCCATAATTCTTTTACCTCTTCTTTACCCACAAGAGCTCCTTGGTTTAATCTTATCCAGGTTCTGTATGCGGTGAGCATTTTATTAGGCAATAATTCTTGAGCTTTAGAATCAAATCTTAAATTTAAATCGTACAGATGTTCTCGTAATCTTTCCATCATCTTATTTGTTCGTGTTAATATCATCCAGTTTTCTTTCGACAGATCTAGAGAAAAGAAATCTACGTTATAAATAACTTTACCATCAGCATCTCTTGGCTCCCACTTTTTAGCTAGACGAGTTGTCATGTGAGGAAAAATAGATTCTGCTAGTTTGTGTATCTTTCTAGGAACTCTACGAGATTGTATCTGTGGATCTAAATGTCCTTTTAAATCTATAAATATGTTTGGGTCTGCTCCTTGGAACGTGTAAATAGTTTGATCATCATCCCCTGCAATGTATGAACGAGCACACTTACTTTCTATGTAAAAGAACATGTCCCACTGCAGAGGACTCAGATCTTGGGCTTCATCGAGGAAAACACAGTGTAGTGGTGGACACTTGTCCTCCTCGACAAACTTGGAAATCATATCAGAATATTCAAACATACCCGTGGTATCTTTGTATTTTTCTAAGTCTGCATAGATTTGTTCGGTTAACCAGATGTCTACACTGTAGTGTAAATCAAGTTCTACAGCAGCGTCAGCTAATGATAGCTTTTTATTTCTGGCATATTCTATAATTTTCATGTGGGTGTTTTTATATTGTGGGTACCCTGATTCGTTAATATAGCTTTCAAAAGATAGATCAGAACATATACTAGAAAAGTTTTTAAAACCTTTCCACTTTTCTCCTTTTAATAAATAAGAAGAAGTATTTAATTGTAGCTCTCTACTGCCAAGAGCATGCATGGTGCTTACAATTATTTTATCGTTAGTTATTCTTTTTTTAGCTTCGTTAGCTGCAGCATTACTAAACGCTATGTATGCAATCTTTCCAGGGTCTGTTTTAACTAAATTTAACTCATTATCTAACAGCTCCATGAGTCTATGTGTTTTACCTGTGCCTGGTGGTCCTGGTATAATTATTCTACGCAAAAGGTGGCTCCTTCATCTTTGTCTTTCTTACAATAGGTTTATTAACTTCTTGTTGTTTTACAGCAATATATCTTACACTCTTGTTATTTATTTTGCCTGGTATCTCTTCTGCTCCAAACAACGTTTCTAACATTCTAGCAGTTTTAGCTTTTGTATATTTCTTTGTGTCCCAAAGTTTTGTTCTTACTATGTATTTCCAAAAGTCTTTATATTTAAAATAACTTACTTCATCCTCTGTAAAAGATAGTCCACGTAATATGTCAGCCCATTCTTTGCCAGGTATCTTCATTGTGTAATCAACTAATAATTCTCTCAGTTGAACATCTACTTTTGTAGACTCTGGTGCTTCGATTGGTATTGTGTTTTTTAATAATTTATTTATTGCCTTTCTCCAGATTAGTTTACCAACTGGTGGCATGGCTTGATTGATTTGTTCTAAACATTTAAGTGAAAATCTATCTGGCTCATGTAAATCTTGTGATTCTACTTCTACTTGCTCATCACCTATTGTTACATAATACAAAGGTGGATCAGAATCATACTTTTGTATTTCTTTTATTTCTGTTTCAGGCACACCATCACCCACACCATACTCTTGCATGACACATTTTTTAGAATTGCAATAAGATGCAATAGGTTCATCTTTACATTTATAATTATATTCTTTGCCATCAATAGATTTAATTAATGTATCTACTTCTTTTTTATCTAATGGAGGTTCACAATACGCATCATTATATTTAAAGAGTTCTCTATCCCACGTATCAGGAAATCTTTTTTTACAATACACACCAAAATTATAGAGTGCATTGTTTCTTTGACCGTTGGGTATTCCTTGTTTTGCGATTGTAACCAAACATGGTGGCGCACCTTTGAGTAGATTGTCAACAACTTTTTCTTCTTGAATTGACAATTTAGAGAGTTGATCTTCTGTTAGTTTTACTTTATCATGCGCTTCAAAAAATTGATATAGATCCATCGCTGACCCATCATCTTTAATTCCATATCTCACAGACAACAACGCATTGTGATAAGGTAAATTTAAAAAACTACCTGTACCACCCTTATTCATGTCTACTTTATTTTGTTTAGGAAATATCTCTGCATTAGCATAACCAAGTTTGGCCGCCATATCTTTTAATTTATTTCTAAATAATGCTGCAGGTACAAATTTATCTGTAAATAAAAATACGTGTGCACCACCTGACTTAGATCTACACACTAATAATGGAAACTTATAATCTCTTATCTTCTTAATTAATTCTTTGTGATCAAAGCCATTGTACACATCAATATCTATACATGACCACTTACATTTATTTTCTTCGTTTATAGGAATAATACCAAGGGCAGGATCTTTACCCATCAAATGATCTTGGAACATTTGTTTGGTAGGTTCTTGTTTAATTATAAAAGATCTTGTTTTGTGCTTTCCTCTTTCATCAAACTCATCTGTCTTTCTAGTTTGACCGTATGCACTATACGAACCTTCAAATATATTTATAAATTTATCTACGTCTGACATCACCACTTTGTGTTTCGGGGGAGAGCGGGACAAAGCAAATAACCGCTGCCCCCCAAAATCATTTATGCTTTATTCTTAATGCCTTCGTAGAACTTCTTCGCTCGTTCGTACAATTTAGCATCTTCTAGCATTCCAACTTTCTCAACTTTATAGCCATACCATTGAATACCTTTACCTGTATTTAATACAGAGGTTAATTTATATATGTGGCTAAACGATGGTGGAGTATATGGACCATTTTTACCATCTAATGTAATAGACTTCATCATGGAATTCCAGTTTCTACTCACTTTACCTTGAGTTGAACTCATAGGTACCAAAGCAGTTTCATTCTCTTTTCCTAAAATTATTACAAAGTGTTGACCGACAGTTAAGATATAATTACCGTTTGGTAAAAAGTCTTTACCATTCTCATTCTTTGTTTTTTCTAGGATGTCAGAGGTATCTGGGTAGATCATCTCAGGTCTACCTGAGCCAGTCCCATAGACTGCCCACTCTTGATACTCTAATTTATAATGACAAGGAATAACTTGTATACCTTTATCACCATCATATAACTGTTTCGTAACAGTATTTAAGAACATACCAGGTTCTGCACCTTCTACGTATTTATCATTACGCTTCTGTGCTTCTGCTGATCCATTCTGTAAAATTTTAAGAATTGGTGGAGCCAAATTAGTATCTGACTTCATATTCTCAAAACCCATTTGCGCATCTGCTTCAAACAATGAAGCTGAAGGCAAATTTTCTTTTTTAGTAGTTACTTGTTTCTCGCTACTCATTTCTAGTTTCTCCTTACTCGTTTCTAGTTTCTTCTAGTTATTTTAGTTTGGTTACCCTCAAACGGTTTAAATAGCTCTGTCGGAACATCTTGACCATTTTCAAGACGCTCCCTCACTAGAGCTTTTAGAGTCATAGGGTTTACACCAATCTTTTGAACTGGCTCAAACCCTTGACCCTTTGCAAGGTCAGCATATGCTGCCGCCTTGTTGTCTTCGCCACGACCAAAGGTAACGGTAATGTCATTTTTAATAACATCACCTAGACCGTTGTTACGAAGCCATGTAAAAGCTGCATCCTGTTGATCTTTCGGAATAGAAGCGCCGTAGATTTTTTTGATCTCTACTGACTCGCCATCTTTCAGCTTTAATTTTGTTATCTGCATATCATCCATCATTGCAGGTATTTCTACAGATGAAACTACTTTTGCTTTCTCTTTTAATTTTTTAAGAGACTCTTCTGCATTTGCAATTTCATCTTCCAAACTTTTTAATTGTAAAACTTTATCGGACAATCGTTTAGCAGTATCTATCTGCTCAACAGATTGCATTCTATCTTTTTCAAAATCTATTTTTGTCATAACTTTCTCGTCTTTCTATATATAGGTTTTTATATTATTGTCAACCCTTATTATACAAATCTATTTCTACAGGATAATATCGCCTTTCTTGTTTGTCCCATTTCAATAAACTGTACTTTCCATTCGTAATATCAGATACTATAGAACAGGCCACACCAATTATGGCAGGATCGCCTGTAAGTAGTAAATAATCTTTAGGGTTGTAATCCTTTAATTTTTGTCTAAGCGTAGTAATTACATACGTAGGACTCAAAATGATCTGTGAGTTTTCTGGTAATAAAACTTTTAATTTACCAAATTGTGTTGCACCTACAATATTAATTTTAGGCGCGCCAACTTTTGAACCTGGTATATCTTGTATAACATAGACAGTACGACTTTCATATTTTGTCGTGTCACTTAATTTCATCAATATATCCTTCTTGACATTGTTTACCACATAATATATATGCTTCCAATAGAAAGTTAAAATATATTATGCATTACAAATATAAAAGCAAGCCTTTTGCTCATCAAAAGAAAGCCCTTGAAATGTCATGGGATAAAGAAGTTTTTGCGTATTTTATGGAGATGGGTACAGGTAAATCAAAGGTTTTAATAGATAATATTGCCATGCTTTATAACGCTGGCAAGATAAATGGTGCCTTAATAGTTGCCCCAAAAGGTGTATATAAAAACTGGTTTGACTCAGAGATACCTAATCATATGCCTGATTATATAGAAAAAAGAGTGGGCTTATGGAAAACAGACCCAAAAGCAAAAGATTTACAACCTTTGTTTAAAACTGGTGCAGAGCTTCATATACTAATTATGAATGTAGAAGCATTTTCTACTAAAAAAGGTATGCAGTTTGCAGAAAAATTTTTAAATAGTCATAAAACTTTAATGGGTATAGATGAGTCTACCACTATAAAAAACCCTGCAGCTAAACGTACTAAAAATATAGTATCATTAAGACTACTTACAAAATATAGAAGAATACTTACTGGCTCTCCAGTTACAAAATCACCTTTAGATTTGTTTACACAATGTTATTTTTTAGATCCTTATCTATTAGATCAGTCTTCATATTATGTATTTAGAACTAGATATGCTGTGTGTAGAAAAATAAATGTGTCTGGAAGACAAGTTGAGATTGTAGTCGGTTATAGAAATCTAGCCGAACTATCAGAAAAACTAAAACCTTTTTCATATCGTGTATTAAAAGATGATTGTCTAGATCTACCTAAAAAAACATTTATGAAAAGAACTGTAGAACTTACAGATGAACAAAAGAAAGTTTATAAACAGATGAAACAAGAAGCGCTTGCAGTTTTAAATGGCAAGATGGTTACATCTGCAACGGTAATTACACAACTTATGAGACTACATCAAATAACATGTGGTCATTTCAAATCAGATGATGGCGCAGTGCAAGATCTTAAAAACAATCGTATTGCAGAACTTATGGATATATTAGAAGAAGTAGAAGGCAAAGCTGTGATATGGGCTCACTACAGACATGACATAGAAAAAATTGTAGAGGCTATATCAAAAAAATATGGCCAAAATACGGTTGTTACATACTTTGGTGATACGACTACAGATGATAGACAGAAAGCAATAAAGAAAATACAAGACAAAGAATCAGCAGTTAGATTTATAGTTGGTACACCGCAAACAGGTGGTTATGGTATTACACTTACAGGTGCATCAACAATGATTTACTATTCTAACGGATATGATCTAGAAAAAAGAATGCAATCAGAGGCAAGGATAGATCGTATCGGCCAAGAAAAACCCATGACGTACATTGATATTATGGCAGAAGATACTATTGATGATAAGATTGTAAAATCATTACGTAACAAAGTTAATATTGCTACAGAAATAATGGGTGAAGAGTTAAAAGCTTGGATCTAATTTATAAATAAATTAAATAAACCAACAAGTGTTAGTATAGTTGTAAACGCACCACCAATAATCCAATAGATTACAGTGTCTGTTTTTCTTTCTAGTTTACTTAAGTCTTGATGTAGATGATCTATTTGTTTTTTAAATCCTGTTACATATCCATAGAGAGATACTAAATGTTCGCCAGTTGTCTTTGGTGGTTTTCCGTTTGGCATAATTTATCCTATTAAAGTGTATGCTTCTGGTGGTAAAGAAAGAGGAATTCCTTTTTCTTGAAACTGCTTCATATCTTTTTCCATTAAATCTTTTAATTTATCTTCACCAATACCTAATTCTTTATATCCTGTATAAGTGTTTTTAATGGCTTTGTCGAGTAGACTACCAGGATTAAAAGCATATAGATTCATGTCTGGATCAAAGTTAGGTATATCTATGCCCGTAATACCAGCTTGATTCTTTGGCATTGTAAATTGATTTGGTAACAACCCAGCTCTTGTTAACATATCTATTTCTGTGTCATCAGTATTTGTTTCTGGACCTTGAAAAAAATTTGATACGTTTCCGCCGTACCTTTGTCCAATTGATCCGCCAAGAAGAGCTCCAAATGGTCCAAATAGAGCGCCACCTATTAAACTACCTATGATACCTCTTTGATTAACTGGCTTAGATAAATAATCTTTTGTTTTTTGAACGGTGTTTTCAAAAGCACGCTGTATTGCTGATAGACCTCTTGGTTTTGATGCTTGTACAAAACTTTGATAAGGATCATTGTCACCATTTCCACCTCCGCCTGATGGCCCTGAAAAACCACTACTTATACTTCCGGTAGTTCCAGAAGCAGCCATACTTTGGTCTGCTGTGCTAAGTCCTGATCCATCTGATCTACCTAAATCCATTATGCTAATCCTCTGTTTTTAAGTGTTATCATTTTTTCCTCTTCTGATAATAACGCCTGTTCCATCATAGTCAACCCTGTTTGAGTTACAGGTGGTGGACTTTGTACTATCGCTGCGTTTGGCATAGGCTGTTCTGGTAATGGTGGAACCATACTAGTGTTAGATTCTTCCAACAAATAATCCTCTTCATTTATTATAAAGGGTTGATTTAATTTTTGTTTGTATAATTTATCTTCTATTTTACCTAGTTGTTTTAATACTCTATTATTTAATGGATTTGGTATATTTTTTTCCTCTGATTCTTTAGCGTACGCTGCAATAACATTATCACTTATAGAGAAAGGTTTAAATTTATTGTCTTCTATAAAAGAATACAAGTTTATTGCACCTCGATCATCAAACTCCTCTGCTATTTTTTTATCTCTTAAACCTAAAACTTTTACAGCGTCATACAATCTACGCATTTTATTGTATGTTTCTAATCTTTGTTTGTTAGCCTCTATATATTGCCTAATGATTTGATTTTCGTCTTTTATAGGATCTCCTGTTCTTGTGCCTCTGTATATTAAATTACGTTCATTTCGTTCATCTCTTTTAAATTCTTGTATTCTAAAATTAAGAGTTTTTTCAAGATCAAGTGGCACTTTTCTAAATCCAAATAGTCCCATAAGTTCATCTGGTATTTCATATTTTGTGCCTTTTACAGTTTGATCTGTTAATGCTTTGTATAATCTTACTAACTGTTCTCTAGACCCTGGTGATAGTTCTTTAGCTGCATATTGCACAGCCGCTGCAAATTTATCGCCTGGTGACATTCTTTCGTTCCAAATTTGTCTGCCTTCTTTTGTTCTACCATTTCTAGCAAAAATATCTAATACAACACCTGTCCAGATAGATTCTTGAATAAAAGGTTCAAAAACTTTTGCTGTAGATTTTACCATACCATCTAAAAGTTGTGGAACTAACGGTGCATTAGGATCTCTTTGCACAGTTGCTAGTGTGGTTTGCACAGGTTGAATCATTGTGTCATAGAAAAAACCGTGACTAAAATCTATATATTTGTATTTACCATTTTCATATACAGGTAAAATAGTGTTATCTTCTGACCATGTTGGTAATACTTCTCTCATAGCATTAATTTGTTCTCTAGTTATTCCATATAAATATCTAAATCCTTCTGTGGCTATTACAGGTATAGCGGTGTAAGTAGCTGCTTGACCTACTAAACTGTTGTAACCAATTTGCTTTCTTACAGGATCTTTAATTTCTTTCAATGCTCTTGCAGTTGTGTTTACACCTGTTCTATATATCTCTGCAGGGAAAGCTGCGAAACTACCAAGTGGTGAACGTCTAACACTTTTTACAAAATCGGATACGTATGCGTAGTTAGGAACAGTTTCTCTTACAATCTGTGCTGCCTCTTTCATTAATTCAAGATCTGTTGGTTTAGTTGCTTGTGTTACTACTTTACCATTTATATCTTTAATACCTTTTTTAATTGCAACAGTAAAAGC